TGTCTTGACAAGGTATATCTTTTGACTTATAATGTAATTGAGGTGATGAGAAATGAAAGCAACAGAAGCAATAAAGAAAATCATGGGAGATTTAAATATAAGCAATGCGAAGCTTGCTTCACGACTTGGATGCTCTAACGCAGTTATTTATGAAAGACTCACTCAAAAAAATATTAGCGTTAAAGCACTTGACCAGATGCTTGCGGCTCTTGATTATGAAATTATTATTCAACCGAAAAGCATGGGTCGTAGACCGGATGGATGTTATGTAATAGATGGTGGTGATAGAAAATGATTTATGGATATGCTCGTGTATCGACCAAAGGACAAGAAAAAGATGGAAATAGTTTAGAAGCTCAAGAAATGCGATTGAAAGAAAACGGTGCTGAAATTATATTCAAGGATAGTTTTACCGGAACAAAGAAACACCGTCCTCAGCTTGATAAACTGATGAAACAGCTTAAATCCGGAGATACATTGATTGTTACTAAACTTGACCGTATAGCAAGAAGTATAATTCATGGGGCGCAATTGGTTGAGGAATTACTTGAACGTGGCGTAAGGTTGAACATATTGAACATGGGCGTAATGGATAACACCCCTTCCAGTAAGTTGATTCGCAATGTGTTCTTTGCTTTCGCTGAATTCGAGCGAGATATGATTGTCGAAAGAACCTCTGAGGGTAAGCAAATTGCCAAACAAAAAGAAGGTTACCGTGAAGGTAGACCTCCGGTTGAGGTTCCAGACTTTGAAAAATTCCTCAAAAAACAAAAAGACGGACTGATCACCGTCAACGAAGCAATTAGTGAATTGGGTATTAGTAGAGCCACATGGTATAATTTAGCAAAGGGAATAAGTCATCAGGAGGAAACAGATAGCGATTTTGTAGATTTTTATGATTACAAAATAAAACGAATAAAATACCGTTAACTGTGCTTTAAACAGAGCGCCCGTGAGCGCCTTTCGAAAGGAAGGTGCTCATTTTTTATGACCAATATTGAGATAATTTACAAATTGCAAGAGGTTCTTCGCGAAAGGCCTGATGAAATATCGGCGGCGGAAGATTTGTTCGAGATGCTTCGTATATATGAGCGTGAGAATGAAAAAGAAGCGCACGAAATCAATAAAGAGGTCCGCAAACTCACCGCCGCGCAGGTGCGGGGGCCACATAGCGTCAGCACAAAAGAGCGATTTTACAATCTGCATAAGCGCGCTCTGTTGTTTGACGCGAAGCAAGATTTCGACGCTTATTTACAATATATAGAGTTTGACCGAGAACCACGGAAGAGGTTCTACCTTCCCCGCAGGAAACAGATTTTACCGGTTATTCAAGCGTTGCAAGGCTTGGAAGATGATAAATATGATTTAGTCTCGATTTCATTACCGCCCGGCGTGGGAAAAACAACAGCCGGAGTATTTTTCTTGTCTTATGTGATGGGTAAGTATCCTATGTCTTGTAATTTAGCGTCCGCTCATTCTGACAAACTGACGCGAAGTTTTTATGACGGTGTGCTTTCAATTATTACGGACCCCGAATATCTTTGGGCGGATGTCTTTCCAGAGGTTAAGATTGCTCGGACGAATTCAAAAGATGAAATAGTTGACTTAGATAGACCTAAAAGATTCGCAACCTTGACCTGCCGCTCCATTGATGGTTCGCTAACTGGTGCTACACGGTGCGAGAAATATTTATACGCCGACGACTTGGTGAGCGGCATCGAAGAAGCTCTTTCCAAAGACCGCTTGGACAGCCTTTGGGAAAAGTACACCAACGACCTAAAATCCCGCAAGAAGATGGGATGTAAGGAAATCCATATTGCCACAAGGTGGAGTGTGCATGACGTTATAGGGAGGCTCGAAGCACAATATCAAAATGACCCACGGGCGAAGTTTTTATGTATTCCCGCTCTTAATGAAAATGAAGAAAGTAATTTCGATTATATGTACGGCGTTGGGTTCGATACGAAGTATTTTTTGGACATGCGGGAAAGCTTGGATGATGTCTCTTGGAGATGTTTATATATGAATGAGCCGATAGAGCGCGAAGGGTTGTTGTTCCCCGAAGATGAGCTCCGATTTTATAACGGAGTGTTACCCGGCGGCGAGCCGGTTTGCAAATATTTTGTTTGTGACGTCGCATGGGGCGGTGGAGATTCACTCAGTGCTCCTATTGCTTACAAATACGAGGATGGGTCGGTTTATATTGTCGATGTTGTTTTCAATAAAGGCGACAAGACCGTTACTCAGCCCATTGTTGCAGGGAAACTAAAACTGCATATACCTCATGTCAATCGTTTCGAGGCAAACAATGGTGGAGATGAATATTGTGATTCGGTCGATAGATTGTTAAGAGCCGAAGGAATTAGATTGAATTTATCTCATCGCAAAGCTCCTACAACAACGAGCAAGTTGTCCAGAATAATCAGAGCGGCCCCGGATATAAAGAAATACTATTTTCTTGACCGTAAACACCGAAGTAAGGAATACGAAGCATTTATGAGAGAATTTACTTCTTTTCTACAAACAGGAAAGAATAAAAACGACGATGCTGCCGATTCTATGGCACAAGTGGCAGATGCAATTGAGCGTCCGACGGGCATGGTCGAGGTATTCAAGAGGCCGTTTTGACAGCAGCACTATATCTTGTATAATTTTTAAAATAAATGCTTGACAAACACAATATGTTGTGGTATCATTACTGTGGTTAATTGTAGTGCGGTTAGTCCGCTGGCTCATATATGAGCAGATTAAACGAAGGGCATGATTGCTCGACACTTCGTCGGGGATTCATGCCCTTTTTTGGTTGGGAGTTGAGGCATTGTATAATGATTTCATACCGATTGTTAGGCATTTTCCATCGAACGAGGATATTATCATCTACCCCATTTCCGACTTGCACATAGGGGCGCAAGAAGCGCTCATTAAAGAATGGGAGGCTTTCAAAAACAAACTTAAACAGGAACCGAATTCTTATATAACTATCGCGGGCGACATGATGAACAACGGTCTTAAAAACAGCAAAACGAACGTTTATTATGAAACAATGCCACCGAGAGAACAGAAAAAATGGCTGGCGGAACAGTTAAGCGATATAAAAGACAAGATACTGTGCGTAGTACCCGGCAACCACGAATGTCGTAGCGAACGGGAAGCTGACGACAATCCACTGTACGACGTCTGTTGCAAATTGGACATAGAAGATATATACCGGGAAAATGGTGCATTTTTGATATTACGCATCGGTAAAACAAACGGCAGCGGGCTTAAAAATCCAACTTACACCGGTTGTGTTGTCCATGGAGCGGGCGGCGGGATGTTCACCGGAGCGGCGGTAAATCGGAACGAGCATTTTGCTTATATTTTCGACGGACTCGATTTCTTAATTGTTGGTCATAGTCACAAGCCTCTGAACACAACGCCCACTAAGATAGTGATAGATCCTCAGAACAAGAAGGTGTCGGAAAAGCCGTTCAAAGTGATTATTTCAACAGCTTGGCTGGGGTACGGTGGATACGCCTTTAGAAAACAAATGCGGCCGGTATCGCACGTTTTAACAGAATTAAAACTTGCTGGTACCAAGAAGGAAATGAGGGTGACACAGTGATTGAAAAACTGGTTTATTTGTGTCACGAATACGGCGGAAATTCGAAAAATGCGGAATTAATCAAAGCGTTGCATGTCGAATTAAGTTTAAAACATCCCGAAATTTTGTTTATCTCTCCCGTTCAAGCCGTTGGACATTTATATTTTCATGTACCCTACGAAAAAGGCATGGAATACTGCTTAACATTGCTCGATTTATGCGATGAAATGTGGACGTTTGGGGAGAGGAGCCTTAGCGAAGGTTGTCGTATTGAAAAGGAGTATTGTGCTCGTTATCGTATTCCCATCGTAGAAAAGGGGTGACGGATAGTTGGCTATTATGAAGAATGAAACGAACAAAATAGAGAGAAGATTTATGTTCGGGCGAAGGGTAATTTATTCTTCAGTGAAAGAAATAACGAGAGAAAACGTGGTCGAGGAGCTTAATAAAGCCCTTAACGCCCATATTACGAATTCTTCTGAAATAGATTATTTGTATAGATATTACAAGGGCGACCAGCCCATAATAAATCGCCAGAAATCCGTCAGACCCGAAATTAATAATATAGTCGTAGAAAATCATGCTCTCGAAATAGTAGATTTCAAAAAGAGCCAAGGGTTTAGCGAGCCTTTGCAATATGTCCGCCGGGGCGAGGACGAAAGTTTATCTGATAAAATAAACCAATTAAACGAGTATATGTTCATTGCCGATAAAGCCGCCGTAGATAAAGAGCTTGCAGAATGGTTTTTTATTGGCGGAACGGCGTATCGAATGGTTCTTCCGAGCCGAAACCCGGAAGAAGCACCTTTTGAAATAGAGGCGTTAGACCCTCGATACACATTCGTTGTGTATAACAATGGATTCAAAAAGCCGCCTTTAATGGCTGTGAAATACATCGCTACGGAGGAAAACGAAATTCTATATAGTGTTTATACTCCAACGACGTATTTCGAGATAA